GGGTGCAGTATGACGGGCGCACCTTTGACATTAAGAGTGTTGTGGATGTGCAGGAACGTCATCGGATGATTGAGCTTATGTGTGTAGAGCATGGCTGATGGAGTACCGATACAGCGAAAAGCACAATTTTGACTTTAGCGGTTATCAGTATGTGCTTCATCAATTGCCGCTGGATTGGCAAAGGAAGTCAGTCACATCTGCACTTAGGGCAGCAGCTAAACCAATGGCGGCAGCAGCAAAAAGACACGCTGTAAAGACATCCGGTGCGCTTGCTGAATCCATAAAAATCAAAGCGAATCGGAAGGGAAGGCGGGGCGGCATGGTTTCCCGTGTGTGGATTCTTCCCGTGCGAACAGATAGTAAAGCCATTGCTCAATACATGACTCATTACGGCAAGGGCATAGATAGCAAGCGAATAAAGCAGGGTATTCGTCACGGACACCTTGTTGAGTTCGGTTTTAGGGCGGGGAATAAGCAAGTTGGGGCACGACCGTTTTTGCAGCCAGCCTTTGACCAGACATGGCGTAAGTCGGTCAGCGTCTTTAAAGAGACATTGGCGAAGCGCACAGAGTCCCGGTTGAAGAAGTTACGGAAAGAAGCAAAGGCGCGATACGGATGAGAGTTGAATTTGGAATAGTTGCCGCGCTAAAGGCTGATGCCGCTGTGAGCGGTGTTGTGTCTGATCGCGTTTATTTTGAGCGTATGCCTCAAGGTGGCTCGCTCCCCGCATTGACATATCAGCGAATAAGCACTTCTCGCAGGTCATTTCTGGACGGTTCGGACACGCTCACGGATGTAAGGGTGCAGGTAGATGCATGGGGTGGTAGCCCCGTGGTTGTTAAGGACTTAGCAGATAAAGTCCGGGCGGTTTTGGAGGTTGTTAATACCGACTTAGGCGCAGTCCCGGTCAAGTTTGGCAGATTGGATGCTGAGAATGACCTTTCAGAGTTTGACGGTGATGAGCAAACAAGACGAGTCAGCATGAGTTTCGTCTTTACCTATCACGAATAACGCAATTAAGAATTCAGTTTAACCCGCCTTTGAGCGGGTTTTTTTATGCCCGCTGTCATGCGGGCTTTTTTGTGAGGAAAAAAACATGACAGCAGCAACAGCAGGTGTGGGCACTGAGTTTCAGCTCGGTGATGCAGGAAGTCCGGAGGCATTCACTAAGGTGGCAGAGGTTCTGAGTATCAGCGGCCCTGAGTTATCAGGCGAGCTAATTGATGTCTCTTCTCTGGATACCACAGGTGGATTCAAAGAGTTTATATCCGGTATGCGTGACGGTGGTTCTGTTTCGATTGAGTTCAACTGGGTTGGTTCAAATGCCAATCAACAGTCTTTGCGTGATCGCGTTTCTGACATCAGCAATGCCAATAACTTCAACTACCGCATTGTCTGGTCAAACAGCCCTGCGACACAGGTTGACTTTGTGGGTGTGGTTGAGTCTTTCAGCATGAACACCGAGCCGAATGGCCCGATTACTGGCAGCGTTTCCATCAAGGTATCTGGTCAGCCTACTTGGACTAACTAAGAAATAAAGGGGAGAGAGAATGTCTAAAGTTACTGATTTTTCGGCTATTGAGAAATTTGCACAAGAGAATCCACTGCGTGTTGATTCTATTGATGTGGATGGATTGGGTACGGTCTTTGTCCGTGAAATGGACGGTGAGACTATGGCGCAGTGGTTGTCTATTGATAGCGATATGAGTGGTGGAGATTTCGATGTGCTGAAGTCATCCCACACTATCGTTCTTCATCTTTGTAATGAGGATGGTGAGCTACTGGTTAAGCCTAAAGACCGCGAGAAGAAGGCTAAGGAGTTGGCTAAATTGCAATTCCGAATCATTACCGCTCTATATATGAAGTGCCTCCGTGTGTCAGGTCTTGCATCTGATGAGATAGAGGAAGCAGCGGGAAACTAGAAAGCCAGCCGTATTCGCTTTTTGTGATGCGGTTGGCTCTAGCTTTAGGCAAGACAAAAGCTGAGTTGTTGCGCGATATAGGTGGTGCGCGGGAGCTTGGTGAGTGGCTGGCTTATTTTGATTTAGAGCCACCAGGCGTTGACTCAGACAGGCGTTTTGCAGCACTGCAAGCCACCATTTGCAATGCATCGGGCAATTATAAGAAGCGCATCAAGCAAAAAGACTTCTTGCCTAAGCGTAAGCGTCTATTCAAGTCAGTCACCGACACTATTAAAGATCAGATTGCGGCAATGAAAGCCGCCACAGGTGGGTAATGGGAACTCCGGTAGCATCAGCATCGTTAGAGCTTACAGCCAATGAGGTTAAGTTGGTTAAAGCTCTGGATAAGGCAGACAAACGCCTTAACCGATATAAAAAGAGTACGCGAAGCAAGCTGAAAGCAACGTCACGCTCCTTTAATGCGTTTAAGGCTGCTGCTGTTGGTGCTTTATCTGCATTAGCGGTTAAAGAGATTGCTCAGGCTGGTATTGCCATGCAGGGTCTTGAAAGGGCTTTCGCTGCTGCAACGGGGTCTGCTGCTGCGGGTCGCAAGGAGTTCAACTTTGTCAGGGAAGAAGCGAATAGGCTTGGTCTTGACATCGAAACGTCTGCTAAGGCGTTTGCAAAACTTTCTGCCGCAGCAAAAGGGACTTCTTTAGAGGGTGAGCAGGCGCGTGAGATATTCACTGCCGTCTCTGAGGCTTCAAGGGTTCTCTCACTGTCTGCTGATGATACTGCTGGCGCGTTCCGTGCTATTGAGCAGGTAATCTCTAAAGGCAAGGTACAGGCTGAGGAATTGCGTGGACAGCTTGGTGAAAGGTTGCCGGGTGCGTTCCAGATGGCTGCTAGAGCTATGGGGGTTACTACCCGCGAGCTTGACAAGATGTTGGAGCTTGGGAAGGTGACTGCTCAGGACTTGCTCCCTTCTCTGGCGCGTGAGTTGCGAAAGACGTTTGGCAGTGAGGTGGAGAACGCAGCTAACGATGCACAGGCGGCATATAACCGCTTTGGCAATGCCATGTTTGAGCTTAAAAACACCATTGCCGAATCCGGTGTGCTTGATGCTATCACTACCCTTGCCACAAAGACTGCAAACGTCCTAAAGCAGGTCGGCCCGATACTAGGGCAGTTTGGACTCGGTGACGAGGCAAACATTCTTGCGGGTGATATTCGCAAGGTCACCCGTGAGGTCGAGAACTATCAAGAGAAGATAGTTGACCTGCAAGCAGACCTCGTTGACGAAAAAGACGAGTGGTGGCCTGATGATGATGATCTAGCCGACTTAAATAGTGAGATAGAGCGTTATCAGGACTTGCTGTTGGGTTCGCAGAACTTGTTGCGTGTGCTTAAAGCAGAGCAGGCAACTCTTGGTGATTCGTCTATTGATCGCGGTGCTGGTGGAGGTGCTGGTGGAGGTGCTGCATCAGCTCCTGCATTTGACCGTGATGCTGAATTAGCTCTCATGCAGTCTCAGTCAGAGGCGAAACTGGCTATTTTGCAGGGCGAAGCCGCTGCTGAGTTAGCTATTAAGTCTCAGTTACTTTCCGACATAGAAGCAGGACGGGCAACAAGTGATGAGACGCTACTTGCTATGGCGCAAGCGGCTGCTGCTGAGAAGGTAAACGCTGAGTACGCTGCCGAAATGGAGGCTCGTGAAGCGTTGGGACTGTCCTTAACTCCACAAGAGGAGTTAGAGGATAAAAAGAAATGGATGCAGCAGTACGGTGACGAAACTAATGCAATCCTGCGTGACACCATCAACGAGAAGGTGCGCATGGAAGCGGAAGCGGCTAAAAAGTCGATTGATTTAGCCAAAGACGAAGCTGAAAAGAAAAAGAAATTCCAAAACACAATGCTCGGTGGTGCAAAGATGTTCATTGGCAAGAATAAGGCGCTGATGGCTGCTGCCCGTGCGCTTGAGAATAGAGAGCGCATCAAAGAAGCATGGGCATCTACTTATGCTGGCATGAATAAAGCACTTGAGTGGGGCTTTCCTCTTGGCCCTGTTTTCGCGGGGATTATCGGTGCTTTGGGCGCTGCTAATATCGCGTCTATGGCGGGTCTTGGCTTGGGTGGTGGTGGCAGTGGTGGTGGAGGCATTTCATCTGCACCGGGCGGCTCATCAGGTGGTGTTTCATCCTCTCCTATTTCTGGCACAGATGAAATTGAGCAAAGACAGTCTCAGTCATCCGTTCAAGTACATATCGCGGGGAACTTACACGCTGACGAAGATTACCTTTGGAACAAAGTGATTCCAGGCATACAGGAAGCAGTTAAAGAGCGTGACGTTGTTTTCATTGATGCCGATACCCGGCAAGCCGAAGAACTGGCAC